GAATGAGATTACTCCCACTTGTCGTGAAAGCTGCACCGACACCAGTTAATGCTGACCCGTCACCTATAAATGAGGTGGCTGTCACATTTCCACCAACTACTATGTTACTTGACGTCACTAACCCAGTTATATCATTGGTAAACTGTAAGGTATTCGAAGTTGTGTTTCCAGTGTCTGTTTTTTCTTGTAAAGTTGACGATAACCCAGTAAGTTGACTACCATCACCGGAAATGGATGTGACTGTCAATGCTCCAACGTTTGCTTTTCCGTGAACATCTATATTGAATAAAGGTGTGTTTGTTCCTATACCGACTCGTGAAGTATTTGTATCTACATGTAAGTTTGGGGTTTCTAAATTAGATGTGATTGATAGTGATGTTGTTGTCAGTACCCCAACATTTGCCGTCCCGTGAACGTCCAATTTCGTTCCAGGTGTTTCGGTTCCTATACCCATATTGTCGTGAACAACAGAAAATGTATTTTGAACAGTGGTATTTCCATGTAAATCAATTTTTAAAAGGTGGGTGGGATCTTGAAAATTTAGGACATGATTATCTGTAAGGGTATTTTGAGTGTACCCCAAAGAGAGCCGTTTTTCATCCGCGTGATATACCAATGCCACATTTGCATATGTTCCATTATCCTTGTGTTCTAGAAGGACCCCCGTGTCTTCATTGTGATTTACATGTCCCGAACCAATTCCAAATATCCGATCGTTGATAGTTATATCATTGGAGTTAATAATAACTGTGTCACCTGAAACTGTTAAATTACCTTGAATTTCCGTTTTATTTGTTACTAATAATCCACCTTGGACATGAAGGGTTTTAGATGGATTATCAGTGCCAATTCCGACACTTCCCTCGAATGTTTGTATGGTGGTTGCCATTACATTAATATAAGAAACTTATTTCGTCGGAACCACCCTTTGTAATTTTAGAAATTTTACCGTCGCTGTGTTGTGAAACATATTCGATAAACAGATTATAGTTTCCTTCGGATGTTAAATCGATAGTTGGTTTGATAAATACTGTAGTTGTATTACTTGTAACCTCTGACGACCATGGATTTGTATTTGTGTTCCCAAATACAGCGGCTGGACCTCTTGCTACATCTAACGGGGTTCCACCAGTTCTGTGTCCACCACTAACTTCTATAGACATTGTGCTAATTTCATTATCAGCGTGGATAAGGTGAGCCACAATCTTGGCATAAAATACATGTTGGGTAAAAACGACCCCTATAGTTCCATTTGCTATACTAGTTCCATTTGCGATGGTATTCGTATAACTATAGGTTTTTTTACTCACACCACCCGCATTTATTATTATACCACCCGTTGCTTTAAAAGCAGCATTTGTGTTGGTAAATAACACTGTGTTTGAAGTTGTGTTTCCCAAATCTATAATATCACCTAAAGTTGAGACTGTTGAGACGTTAGATAACGTTCCACCATCACCGTAAAACGAGGAACCTGTCACCCTTCCACCGACGATAATATTTGAGGTGGTTGTAAAAGCTGTGGTGTCATTTATAAATTGGATGGTATTTGAGGTTGCGTTTCCAAAATCTGATACAGACTGCATTGTTGTAGCTATACCGGTGAGTTCACTTCCATCACCCAAAAACTTTGTGGCTGTAACGTTACCTCCAACAACTATGTTACTTGTAGTGACTAGACCTGTGGTGGCATTTAAAAGTTCGAGGGTGTTCGGGGTCGTGTTTCCAAAATTGGATACGGATTCTAGTGTTGTAGCTATACCGGTGAGTTCACTTCCATCACCATGTAGGTAGGTGGCTGTGACGTTACCAGTTGCTGTCAACTCACCATACACTTTAACACGGAGGTCTTCGGAGGCGAGGGGCACGATGGTTGAACTACTCGCACTACTTTCGGTGTAAGCCATTACGAGTTCATCACTAGATTCTAAATATCCAACAGCTACATTTGACTCGGGTCTATTCATAAGAAGACCCAAATCTAGGACTGTGTCGGAGGAAGTATTATTCTTTCCAAGTTCGACGATAGCATCTGTGATGTTTAGGTTTTGTGTTGCAATTAAAGTTACATCACCCTTGAAATGTATATCTCCACCTACAGTTAGATCTTCACTAATATAGGTGTTTCCCAAAATATGCACAACATTTGAACCATCATCATCTATGTAAACATTTGAACCAACTGTCAGTGTATGACCTTGTGGATTTGTGTTAGCTATCGAGCAGGTTGGTGCGAGGTATACCACATTTGATGTTGGTGCTAGGAACTGTTGGTTTCCAGCATTTAAGACCATTGTATGTTCAGCCTGGTCTTTGATGTCCTGTGTTTTAACCTGACTACCTAAACGAACTTTGGTAGAACGTTCAATCGTTGGTAAATTTTTAACTCCACCCCTGAGACGGAGCACCAAGTGAAGTGTAGATTCTTTCTGAACGTTGTAATCGGCAAGTGTTCTACCATCTTCTAATTGTTTACCCGCAAAAATAAGACGTTGTTGATCAGGTGGGATTCCTTCTTTGTCTTGTATTTTTGATTTGATATTATCTATGGTGTCAACAGACTCGACTTCGAGTGTTATTGTTTTACCTGTAAGTGTCTTGACAAAAATTTGCATACTTACTATTATTATATGTTTGTATTTTAATTTGCATATAATAGACCAGCCATCCCATTTTCGATTCTCAAAATATTGTAGTTGACTGCATAAATTGGGTCATTGATTGGTAGGGTTTTACTCATAATTTTAAATGAACTTATTCTACTAAAGTTGAGAGTCCCCGTTGGTTGTAAAGAACTTGTTGATAAACAAAATGGATACAAGAAAAAATCGGGTGAAGTTACTGAGTGTGTATGATAGTAAGAACACGCATCTACATGATGAGGTTGACACCATTTATAATCACCTATATCGATTCCATTAACATTCATTTTAACTTTATTTGACCTGGAGGTCAGAGCTCCGTCATCATCCGTGTTTGAGCATGCGATATATTTAACGGGGTGACTAAATGTAACTTCTTGTACAAGGGCATTCGATGCTTCATTTTTTTGAACTTGTGTAATGAGGAGATCATGTTTACGGGAGGCGATGTTACCACGCTCTTCATTGTCTAGGTAGTAATAGTTTGCAAAAAGTTCTATATTATAGGCACTCGCATTTGGACCCCAGTATATTCTGAGTTCAACGTTATGGTAATTTAGAGCGACTAGGGGTAACGCACATTTCGCACCTTCACAAAAAAAGAAACGGAGAGGGTAAAAATATGATGAGGCGCTTATACCCGGGTGTGTACCAATTGCACTCTTCGATACACAGGTGGCGAATGTATCGATTGCAATATTTTCGGTAAATGTGGAATCTTGGGTATCGACGACCGACCCACCAATGAGAAGTTCAACTTTATCAACTAAAGTTGACCATTCCTCAATTGTTTGACTTTGGGTCGTATCATCAGCGGTGAGGTAAACGTAACCCAGTAGATCACCAGTTTTTTCAAATTGAATACTAGACATTGAATTATTTTTCACTTCTCCGTGGATTGTTTGTTTCTCGACAGACTGTGAAAAATTAGCATGTCTTTTGAAGGTTGAATTAAAGAAAGAAATTTCGGGATCGCCCATGATATATTTATCCTGAGCCCCGATGGCAATCAATTGAACAACTCCAGCTGACATGGTATACTATAGTAAAGGGAGAAAATTACATATTGGGTTTCCTACACACAAAACGGAGGATTAAAAAGTTATTTTCGGCGGGGGTGGGTGGTGATATGAGAACACCATCTTCATTTCTAATGCTTACGGTTAAGCGATCAATAGATCGAATTGGATCGATGTATTGGGTGGCAATTGGGTAGTTGTCTCTAAAACTAATGATACCAGTGTCATCTGTAGTTACTAAACTAGCAAAAGAATTACGGACTATACTTCCATCTGAGAGTGGGGGTGGATTTTTCGATGCTCGATCAGAAAAGATAGAGTCTAACTCTTTGATGGACACGTAGCAATGTTCACTACCATTTGCGGGGGTTACTGTATTGATTCGGGCGGCTAAAAGTCTAGCCTGAACAACATTGCGAAGAGGTTGATTAAGATAACAGGTGAAAGAATTTGGTGTCTGTCCAACTGTGTCAACCGTGATTGTGTGATATTCATAGTTAAGATCTGGAATTGTTTCCGTTGGGGAAGTGATCAAAGCCATTTATAGTAAGCTTAGATTAAAGATCCACCAATTCCATCCACGATCGTGTAGGAGGCGTGTTCACCAACAAGTTTTTGGGCACCACATAGTCCACCTGGGGTTAAACTTTTTGTGTATGGACTATCTTCTTTACCAGACCCAGGAACACATTCCATCCGATTTTCTAAATCGAAAATTGATTGATCATTGACAATTTCAATAACAATTGGTTTAGGTTGATAGGCGCTTGTTTTTTTCATGATATTGAGAATGACAATAACAAAAAATAAAATAACGATGGCGGTTAGGGCATTTCGATCAGTACGATTGAACTTGAACATTTATAATCAGGCAACATTATTTTATAAACTGCGTTAAAGGTAATTTTTTTAGTTTCTACATAAAGAGTAGATGGATGAAGAGATAGTAATCGATCGTGGTAACTCGACGGTGATGAAATTAGATGCAGACGAACAAGCTCTCATGGATGAGATTCAAATATCTGTTCCAAGATCTCAGCCTGTTCAAAGACCAGCAAGACCATCGGCTAGACCTACAAACGCTATCCCTCAAGAAACGATGGATGCATTTGTCAACCCCAACAAACAGACTGCACCAAGACAACCCACTGAGGAAGAGGAAATAGATTATGGTGAGGATTTCTATGACGATGAACCATCGATGGGTCCTGGTATTTCTCAGGAAGAACAACCTTCCAAGGGGTATACTTCAATTGACGAAGAGAAGTCTGACCTCCTTAACAAGCTTACGCGTTTAGAAAAGAAGGGATTTGCTGTCAACAAACGCCTAAATGCATATTCAAACATAGAAGAACTCCGGGCTGAGGTTAAGAGAATTACCTACAGTATCGATGTGGAGCAATCTGTTCGTTTTTCTCGGAGAATGTTAGTTGCATGTGTGACTGGACTTGAGTTTCTTAATAAGAGGTACAACCCCTTTGAGATTCAATTAGAGGGATGGTCTGAATCAGTGATGGAGAATGTAGATGACTATGATACTGTTTTTGAGGAACTCTACGTAAAGTATAGATCAAAGGTAAATGTTGCACCAGAGGTTAAGCTGATAATGATGTTGGGTGGTTCTGCGATGATGTTCCATCTAACAAATAGTATGTTCAAGTCGGTGATGCCCAACATGAATGATGTAATCAAACAAAATCCAGATCTCGTTAAGAATATGATGAGTGCGGTTCAGAATACCACCCGGTCTCCTGGTGAAACTGGTGTGGATGCTCCCGTTGGTGGGACGGGTCAATATGAAATGAAGGGTCCTGGACTTGATATTTCCAGTTTGATGGGTGGTGTTATGATGCCACCAACCCCCCCGATGAACACAACACCCCAGGTTGCTCAGGATGCACGCGACTTTGACGCCGCGGACGACATTTCAGATATTATTTCTATTTCAGGGGACTCTACGGGTGGTGAAGTCAAGGAAGTGAATGTGGATTCTTCTAAACCCAAGCGGGTTCGACGAAAAAAGAAAACTGAAATTAATCTCTAGATATATATAAATGATAGCGTATTGTCCGCTAGAGGATTTAGATCCTCCTGTCCGACAAAAAAAAATTGTCGAAGAACCTGAGCCTCAGATAGACTCGAAGGTTGGACGTGAAGAAACTGAAATGAATTACGTCATCATGGCTTTCATTATCGGCGTAGTTATGCTAGCCGTTTCTGATTCCATCAGGGCATAAATGTAATGAATCTACTAAGGGGTTTTCCCCCAAAGTAAATTTAGTAAGTAAAGGATTTCAAATCTGTGCCACCGGATTTGATATTGATAAGTTTTCCACCCAACGAGGAATGAACTTTTGAAAAAATGTCGTATGAATATCCGATTCCCGTCGTATTTGCTGGGGTGATAGTCACAGTGTTTGACGTTGTCGTGACGATGGGACTCCATGGATTTGCGTTCACGCCACCAAACAATTTTTTGATACCCACGGCTATAGGAACAGATGATTCTGTGCCATCACTCGTTCCTCCCTGAAATTCGAGAATCATTGTGCTTATGTTTGACACATTCGTGGTTTCTCTCAATTGAGTAATTACCCGTCCATAAAATGCCGCGTCTGAATATACAAGTTGTATCTCTTTATTTGATACATCAGGTGCGATTGTTACTACATTTGAGTAACGTTTACACGCCATCTCACCCTCACCGTCATTCGTCACTACACCACCTTTGAATTCCGAATGACCATCTGAATCAATTTTTACTCGTTCCGTTCCCTGTGTTTTAATCGTAATGTTCTGGTTTTCTGTATTAGAGGTGGAACCACCCATAGAAATTTCACTTACATTCGAAGTAGATGGGTTTGTAGTTTGCCCTGCCTGTATAACGAGGCGTTGTGTTTCGGGTTCACCCACAACTGTTTCGGTTGTATCCGCGTGAATAACAGCTGAATTGTCTGCCGACACTTCTTCTGTTTTAATTTTACCCATATCAATACCACCCGCGGGTGGTGGGGCACCTTCCGTAACCTTTTTAGGTGGGGTGTCAAGTTTACTGGTGAAAATCTGATCGGTGAGAATAAGAACACGGGGCATCTCTATATTAGTTACCGAATAAAATACCCGCCATACCATTTTGTATTCTGAGAATATTGTGATTTAATGCGTATACAAATATATGTGTATCTGTCCTATTCGACCCCCTTTCAGCATTTCTTATAATCATCTTAGCGTTATCCAATCTACTGAAATTACATGTCCCCGTGGGACTGTATTCAGATGAATTTATACAAAAATGAAACGGGAAATATCTTGAGTACAACATCGTTTTACTTTCGGCTCTGTAATCTATGTGTGCAAACCTAGATTTCAAATAGCTTTCAACCGTGTGGAAATACATAGGGGACATATTCTCTAATAAAGCTGTTCCATTTATTTGAATATCCGCGGTTCCAAATGTAAATCTATCAGTAACATTATCATCATCTAAAGTTCCAAATCCAAAAAACAGAGACTTTACCGGGTGATTAAATTGGGAGATATCTAAACTATTATTATTAGTTGTAGCAAAATCAATGGGATACTCAACCCTTTGAACCTGTGTAATCATCATTTCTATCTGACGATTTACAAAACTTTCTCTCTCATCTGTGTCTAAAAATATATAATTACCGTATACTGAAATTTTCTTCTGACTTGCTGTTAAACCCTGTTCTACGGTTCCATTGTAATAATTTGTATCGAAATTGATTTTAATTTCTACTGTATGATTCTGTAAAGCAACTAAGGGTAAATATGCCCCACCATCACAAAAAAAGAAGTGAAATGGTACAAACGCTATATTACCTACGTTGGCTTTTACGTTTATCTCTTGGGATTTAGTCCAAGTATCAGCTAGGTAGTTTGGCCAAATGTCATTGTAGTAATCGTAGTGTTGGGAGTCAACCTTTTGTCCACCAATATAAAGATCCACCGTTGAATTGTAAAAAATGTTTGACGATATATTAGCTTCCCCAGTTCCTTCACACCACAATCCGTTTATAATGTCACCGTATACAGGGATAGTAATAGAATTATCGGTTTCGGTAACTTCTTTTATAAACTTTGGGGCTTGTGAAAAATTCTTATATCTCGCAAACTTTGTTCGAAAAAAAGAATGACCTTCGTCACTTGTTAAATAAATGTCTTGTGCTCCTTTTGATACAATCTGGACTAATGCACCAGACATTTATTAATTATGTAGATTATAAAAATAGACACTTTCCCTGAGGGAAGTCTGTTTTTTCCTGAACCCCCTTTCCATGAATCTTGAAACCACCTTGTCTATACACCTTCATACGTTTGTAATACATTGCTGTGAAGATGGACCATGGATCGTGGATATCGTATATGTGGGGGTTATTCTTTTTACCCTTGGTTTCTCTCATTATTCTCCCAATACTCTGTGTGATGTCTGATTTTGGTGAAGCTAGAATGACCGTATCTAGGGTTGGTATGTCCAAACCTTCGTGGGCTTGACTGAATGTTGCAAAGATGATTTTCTTTTTAGAGGATTCTTGGAGATCCTTCTCCTTCATACCACCCATGTAGAGCCCCGAACTTTTGGGAAAACATTGGTGAAGAAATTCACAATGAAATCTCCGGTCACTCAAAACGAGGAGTTGCCTCGTTCCCGCTGAAGCTTTTTTTACGAGTTCTGCCAACATTTTGTTCCTATTTCTGTCCTCGACCAACTCCGTGATCATGTTGGGCATCGAAATTTTCCCATTCCTCATGGAGGGTGGAGGGTTGCGGTAATTGAAGCATTCGTAGGTGACTGTAAATACCTCCACCTGTTCCTGATTCTTCCTCTCCACTGCGAAGAAGGTGGGTCCCATGAACCAATGGAGGACCTTGGTGAGACCATCCTTCCTCTCTGGGGTGGCAGAGAGACCAAATATGTGTTTGGGACACAACTTGAATAGGGACTGACTGAATACCTTAGCACATATATGATGGGCTTCGTCTACAATGAGGGTTCCCACGCTTTCAAAGTCCCCAAAACTATACTCTTTTAGGGAGAGTGATTGAAGCATAGCGATCACAAAATCACAATCAACCTCCTTCTTATCTTGTTGAACGACACCAATGGTGGCCCCTGGACAAAATTGTTTAATTCTCTCCCTCCACTGATCGGCTAGGAACTGTTTATGAACGACAATCATTGTCCTATAGCCTAACGTGCATGCTATTGCCAGGGATACGGTGGTCTTCCCAAAACCACACGGGAGTGAGAGAACACCATGACCCGCCTTAAGAGCTGCAGCAAGTGCTTCATTTTGGTGTGTTGCGTCTCGAAGGGTGCCGACAAACTTTGTTGTAATTCGGGTGGGTTGGGGTCTTCGGTCCTCCTTAGGTTCACCAAGTTTCTCGACGCCATAGAAGCGCGGGACACAGATACCATTTTTAATCGTTTTAAAAACTTTAAAAGGTGGTGGTGGAAATCCATAATCCCCATTGACTATAGGTCTTACGGTAAGCTCCTTTTTAATTTCCTGTAGGGGTCCTTCTATGGCGAGGTACCCTGTTCTGGTGAGAACTGTCATGTATACTAAATTAGACGGAGGAAACTTTAACTATATTCCGAAGATTTGATAATCCAAGAAAACCCTGAATAATCACCTACATTCCAATATCCTTTGAATTCAATTTCTACTTTGATTTCATCCCCCTTTACACAGGATTGGAGGGGTTTTCCCTTAACTTCGCACATGACCCGTCTGTATCTAAATGGAACTTTCACTTTGAGGATATGTCCTTCCAAAGGATTATCAATATTAGAATTCGTGAGGAGGTGATTCATTTTCATATGAGTATCATTGATTCGCGTCACCAGTGTTGGTGGAATTCTAATACGAATATACTTTTTACTATTATATTCATACATTGGTTCATACACAGAAGTTAAAAACTTCATTGATTTCTATTACGATATATTAAAATTAAAACTATAAGTATCATTGTCAGAAGTAATATACGTTGACTCAAAGTAGATGGTTTAATTGGTTTTCTAGTTCCGAAATATTCATGACTGAGTGATCTAGAAACTTCGACAGCTGATTCTATACTTGAATAAGGTGTATTTCTGGGTGACATCATCCCACACATCGCAACTTTTGAACATTTTCCGAAAAATGGAAGTTGTCCATGTAGACTGAGAACCCCCGAAGATTGTGAAAAGGTCCAACCATCTTCTTCACTCCAATCCGCACCCCACCCAATTCTAGTTGTGTTTGGGGAGGGTATATCTAACTGATCAATCACCTCAAGTTTTAACATTTCTGGTGTGTTTGATAGAACTTCGCGCGTTAGGTTACAGATTACACAAGATACAGTTCTACCGTCTGATAAAACTCTGGGTTGTAAATTCCACTTCGTTTCGGATGCAATTTCTAAATCTGACTTCAAAGTGATTGGTTCATCGTAATCTAAGAGAACATTTATAGCTCCGTAGGTACTTTCTCTAACTTTTTTGTCAGCATCCGGACCCCAGTTGTCTCCAAGGACTTTTAAGGCTGGACTATTATCAATACACAGAAACAATTGTCCATCATCAATGGTAGTTCCATTTGAAAATGTGAGTTTGTAACTATCTTCTTGGTATTCGATATCTTTCATCTCCATTCCAAAGACAAAATTTACACCTTCTTCTGTGAGTGCTTCTTCCATCGCATCACCCATCACTTTACCTGAAACTCTTTGTGTATATGGTTTGGCTAGGGCCACATGATTTAAGTTTTGAATAAATTCATATGCAGACATCGTGTTCCACGTTACGCCATCCATTATAAGGGGTAGGTTTTTTAGACACTTTTCTCCATTTTCACTTAATTTACCTATAGAGTCTTTAAGACTTATTTCCTTGTACTTGCTTGGTTGGAATAATACTTTCATTACAAGTTTTATCAAAGACACATAGTCACTCACATTCAAGGACTTTAATAAAAAATTTCGACCACCCTGATCATTTACCGGTTCAAACATTTCATCCCAATCTATATTCATTTCATCGAATAATGATTGTGTATTGTAGAAGGTGTTAAACAGGACTCTATGTGCGTGAATATTTCTTACATCGATCTCAGGTTCCCACCATGAACCACCAGCCGAAGTTTTTCGGTCATAAATAGTTATATCATGGTCTTCTCCTGATTTAAGAATCTCCCAAGCGAGAGACATCCCGGTTGGTCCTGCGCCGATAATATGAATCTTCATTCTACTCTTAGTAGACATTAAAAAATATCTTCATATGATAGGTATGTTGACTGTAATAAAACCCTTACCCAAACCAACTCAACAGAAGGTAAAAACATGGAAGTTTGCCGCCAAATTCCTATGGAAAGAGCGTTTTATCGAAGATAAATCAGAGCTCGGGAGATGGACAAAAGATCAACTTCTCGATCTTGGTCCAACATTTGTAAAATTAGGACAAATTGCGTCCACGAGGGGGGACCTCTACCCCCCAGAGTTTACCCGTGAACTTGAATCTCTCCAAGATGATGTTCCCGCCTTTGATTATAATTTAGTTAGGGATCAGATTGATCTAGATATTTTCAAGGACTTTGATGATATCCCCTTTAAGTCTGCGAGTATTGGTCAGGTCCACAAGGCTACCCTACAAAATGGGAAACCTGTAGTTGTAAAATTGAAAAGACCGGGTATTTATGATACGATGCAATCCGATACAGAAACTTTGAAACAAATTCTAAAAATAGTTCAATCTCTGGGGATTGATACTGGGAATAGTTCAGACTTTGTTCTCAATGATTCGATTGAATATCTTTTGGGTGAAGCAGATTATATTCAAGAAGTTGATAATGCGATCAAATTTAAGAGGTCTCTGAAGGATGTTGAATGGATTAAGATTCCACGGGTGTATAAAAAATACTGTACGAATGAAATGATTGTAATGGAATATGTACCAACAGATAAGATTACCGAAATCAAGGACAAGAAAATCAATAAGATAAAGGTGTGTGAAGCCCTGGTGAATTCATACGTCATACAGACCATGGAGGCGGGTTTGTTCCATGCTGACCCACACCCCGGAAACTTGGGTATTTCGAGGAATGGTAAGCTGGTCTTTTACGATTTCGGTTTAGTCATCCCACTATCGGATGAACTCAGAGAAGGTTTCAAAGACCTTTTCTTTTGTATTGTAAATAGAGACACCTCTGGGATAGTGAAAATTTTAATACGTCTGGGGGTCATCGTTCCAACGTCTACGGATATCTCCGACATTGAACTCTTTTTTGAGAGCATCCTTGGGTACCTGGAGACCCTGGATGGGGGTGCTATCGTAAACGATGAACTCGCCGCTGAGCTGGCTATGGAGAAACCCTTCGTCGTACCAACAAGTTTTGTCTACCTAGCAAAGTCCTTCTCTCTCATAGAGGGTATATGCATTCAGTTGGATCCAGAGTTTAATTACTTCACCTACCTGGAACCCATGATTCAACAGCAGTTCTTGGAATCATTCGACTTGGGGGAAATGTTTATGAAGACGACGGAGATTCCCTCAAAGATTGGGAAGATAAGCACAGCTGTTCTGGGTTTGGAGAAATCCAGAGCATCTATGAGACGGTCGATGGTTAAAACGAGGCAGGAAATACGGGTAGTTCAATACAGTATAATTTGTGCTGTATTGGCGGAGAGGTTTCACGATACACCCTTGGCTGGTGTGTTTATATTGGGTGCGATATGGTTTACTTTTCGTAAAGATCGATAGACTTCTTTACACTCTTCTTGGGCTTGGACTTTTCATCCTTCTTGACAAGTTTCTCGTGTTCCTTGTAGTATTCCTTTAGCCTCCTCTGCTCATCGCGGACAATATCACTCAGTTTACCTTTGATCTTGTCCACGTCCATATCCCGATCCTTCTTGATTTTTTTGCTGAGCCTCTTGAAGCCCTTTTTACTGGCGAAAATAGTTGGCGAAGTTGCGATGGCAAGCATTTATTATGTAGGGACATTTATTTTTAACCTCTTTAGTTTTTCCTCAAACTCCCTCCTCTCCCCAGGACTCTCTATGGTCTTCCCCGTTTGGAGGGCTTCAATCTCGGGCCCCGTGAGATGCATCGCATTGACCCTGAAGTCTAGGAAGGCCTCCATCGTGACAGGGACCAGGGGTTTCACTAGGTCATAGATGGCGGTGGCATAGTCGCGGATCTCCTTTTGGGCGTGACCGTCCATCCTCAGATGGAGAAAGTGCATGAGATTGTGGAGGTTCATTTTCCAATAAAACTCTGTGTAAGTAGACTGTGGGAGCACCCCACGGCTTTGTTCACGGCAGGCTCCACCCTCTAGGAGTTCCTCGTAGACATCAAAGGCGTGGGTCAGGTGTTGGGACACCTTCCCGGTGAGATCCTCTCCAACATCGACAACACCCTCTGACCCCTGGTGGTTCACCTGGGACTGCCCCCTCAAAGTGTCTGGTTCATAATACTCCTTGGGAACGACGGAGTAACGGGCGGATAGCTCATTAATTGAGGCTGTTCTATGTCGCATGTGTTGTCTTGCGATGTAGATGGGCATCTTAATGTGAAACTTGAATTCGACCATTTCGAACGGAGTCGTGTGCCAGTGGCGAAGGAGGTATCGTATGAGACCCCTGTCTCCTCGTGTGGACTTAGTCCCATCTCCATAAGAGACTCGGGCTGCCTGTACGATTGACGAATCCAAATCTTTTTGAGGCATGTAATCAACGAGCCTAACAAATCCATGATCCAAAACTTTTTCCATTATAAATATCTATCCGTTTATTTCTTTATCTATCATAAAGAGAACTATATCGAGATAATGCGTCTTTGAGATTCCATTTCACATCTATTTTATTTGGTTCGTTTAAACTATAGCAATATAGGTTTTTAAATTGTTCAGTTGGTATGTTAGCTTCCCAGAAAATATCAAGAACAAACTCGGCTACATCACGAGTTTCTATCACACTATCTTTCATAATGGGAACAAAATCCTTTATAATTTTATCGGGAAACTTTTTGGTTGCTAATATATTAGTATAAATATAATCAGTTCTCATGTCCTTTATTTCAATTAAACCCGTTGGAAGAATGTAGAAAAAATGCCAATCTGGTAGATTGTTAAACATGTCATTTATATTTATGTCTTTTTTTCTATAAAAGTGATCATATTCAAACTGAATCATATCTACATTTACATTTCCTATTCCATTTAACACAGCAAGATCGTGACCATCTGTATCAATTTTTAAAAAATCTATATGTTTGATGTCATTTTTTGAACAATATTCCGAAATACTAAATTTATCGTCATCGACAATAGTTTTATTAACGAAAATGTTTTCACCATCGTAGTTTACGTTTCGTTTATACATTTTATACTCGGGTTTGTTTTTCCATTCATCACCAGAAGGTATAAAAGCGGGATCGAATAAATGTACGGTGGTATCAGTATCAACTTCCGCGGGAAAACAAGACCCTGTCGCACCCACATCAAAGATACAAGCTTTTGGGGTATTTTTAAGTATAGATTTTAAGAGAGAAAGTTCACCATTTACATTATGATTACAACATATGCGATAACTGAAATATGGCATACTATATTTCTTTTCATTATCCTTTATCGTAATCCATGTGTCTAATGAGGGTTCAGTCATTAATTAAAATTTAAGTTAATTCTTTAACCATATCACCAATATTCTTGTAGTATCTCTTCAAATCTTTCATGAACCTTTTATTATTTTCCAAAACTTCACAATCAACTTTGTTCAAATAAATCCAAGCTAAATTTGATTTTGAATATTTTGTAGCTTTTTGATTTTCATTAGGTCTCCTTGGAACCAACTTTGTCGTTTTCTTCTTCTTGGAGGCCGGGATGACCTCTTTTCTATTCACGAAGGAAAGTGCCTGCATGACAGTATCCGCTAGGTCGTCCTTCTTCTTGGACTTGAGGAAGATGGGCAACCAATGTGCATTGGTAGGTCCATCACGGATAAAGGATTCACATCTCTCTATGGATACCTTCTTTCTCTTATTATACTGTGCCTTCCCGGGGCCGGCCACATCTGGTATTTTGTGACGGGCATCATATAGAATTGTTTCAGCTTGGGGACACCTAATAATAAAGTATGCGTGAAGGAAGTGCATGACAGAGACCATCTTTTTGTTACGTTCAGGTTGCTTCTCTATGAGAATGATGTCCGCATTTAAGACCCAAGGTCTCTCATCGAGATGGTCTCTCATAGAAATGTATACACCATCTTTATGTTGAGGAGGTATTCCATCTACATCCCATTCCTTAACGAGATTCCCAGAGTCTTCATCCAATAAGCACATCGCCAAATTCCTTATACCCACATCAATAGAGAGAATCATTAAATAAAACTTTAAATATCTCTTTAAGTTAATGAGGTATATAGCCCACCGTGGGTATTCATTGGAGTACAGGGACAATAGTATCAATGCAATATTGTGGGCAATAAATTTGGGCTATGATGGTATTGAAATCGACGTTCAACTTTGTGGAACCGGGGAACTTATTTTATACCACGATGTCTACATTGATAATTATTTCATATCGGAAACTTCTTTTGAAATTTTAAAAAAGTTTGGAATATGTTCTCTCCAAGAAGTTTATAACAAATTACCCAAAATAATTTACAAAGATATTATTATCGACATCAAGGGCAACAACATTGAGGTGATCGGGGCACTTGAGGATTTTTACACGAGAAGATCAACGGAAAGAGTTACATTTTGTAGTTTCAATCGAAGAATTTTAAAGATTCTCCCAGACTATTATAAGAAGGGTTCTACATTTGAAACAACTTTCCACCCGAGAGAGTATGATATGATCACCCAGAATTTATCGATGGTGGTCGTCCATTGGACATGCCTCGATCACGAGTTTATAACACACTGTAAGTCTAAAAATATTGAGGTATACACATATACACATAAGGAACCAAAGGAGTTGGAATATATGTATAAGTATGATGTCGATGGTGTTATTACGAATGGTATTTAATTACTTTCGCTTCAATAAGTTTTTAGAGGCACCCTGTCCAGCTGGAGACATGAAGAAAACTAGGGCTGCAATGATGGCAATGCAACAAATGCACGACGAGGCCATAGAAGCCATTTGTCCATTACCACCGGAAATTGGACCGAGAACAGAATCGATCACGTTCGCATAGGCTTCACCAACTGAGTCAGCCAGCTCAGCCAGACCACCATCCTTCTTTGTCGCACTGGCATCTGATGATGCTGCGAGTTTATTGACAATTTCACTTTCGGCGAGACTTCTGACAAGCTCATCTGTGATAGCTTTGGCAGCTACCTGTGCTGTAATATTCTGAGATAGATTAATACCACCAACTCCATCTACACACCGCATGTTACCAACCCGAATTTCTTGATTTTGGACACTGACCTGTTCTGCAATTGCTTTATTGATATTTATATTTTTAATTTTATTTTCAATTATGTTTGATACTTTCATTCTAACATTAGTTTCAATGTCCATTTCACTATCACCACCCAAACCCAAGTCTGCTAAATTTCCCATTTGCGCCGTTTTCTCAATAGCGGCAGAGGCCGCGGCTTGCATTTCATTTGTAATTTTAGCTTTGATTTCCGTTGACTTATCAATAGAAACCTCAGTTGATGACTGCGTTGTAGCATCTATATTTTGCATAGCAGTAATTGGACACCCGTCATTATTACCTACAACGATTGATATTTTTTGTAAGTTGGTTTGAGTTGCGACCGATTCCGTTCTCGTATCATTTAGTTCTTCATAGATACTTTTGTTTATCGATTCCATGTTAAAATTCTGTCGAATTTTTTGTGTCGTGCTTCCGCCTCCACCCATTTTATTATTACTTTACTGAGAAAAAAAAAACTTGCTATAATTATATGGTCTGTACGATTACTATCGCTGACCTAACTTTTAAGGGTGTAAATAGGTATACACTCCCAGAGGGGCGTAATTTGATTGGTGCAAATATAACCGTAAGTGATTGTGTATTGGGTGAGGTAGTAGAAGTATATGGAGATAATACAAGTAAGGCTTTCACTAACGGTGCATATACACTTGAAACTTCATTTGGAAATCCTGTAAGTATTGAAATTACCAATGTTTTAACTGACGATGAGGAAGAAAAACCCTTTGAATATGAAAAAGATCCAGATTTTTTCAAAGAAAAACGATACCCACCATTCGATAAACCCCCATTAAATATACTTCCTATTACAAAATTTCCAGATAAATTTGTATGGAAAGATAAGAATGTAAAGTATCTTACATTTTTTTCTGTTGGTAGTTCGTGTTCTCTATACTGCTGTTGTTTTATGTTAATGTTAATGCTATTAAAGAGATAATAAGTCGTCTGACTATGTGGTGTTGGTGGTGTTGTCATGATGTTAGTGGAACATCTTTAAGCTTACCATACAAATATGATGAAAGACTTAAGACCTTTCAAACGTGTGGCAATTTTTGTTCTTGGAGTTGCATGAAATCCTATGCTTTGGATAAGTATGGGTTAAGTAGGGGTGGTATTATATGTGGAAATATGGTCCTGATGCGCAAACAATTATTTAAACAAATTGGTCCTATAAAACCTGCACCTAATAGATTTAAATTAAAAGAATTTGGTGGAACTATGACTATAGAGGATTTTAGACATAATCATACTGAAGATGTATCGGTCCCGGAGGTTATAAAAACCAAGCCTGTTGTGGCACCACTAATACCCTTTGTTTCCAACACGAAGAAGATGGAAGAAATAAAGAATTCTACAACGAATAATAATTCACTAAAACTAAAGAGAAATAAACCACTAAAGCGAAATCACAATAATCTAGAATCAGCTTTGGGATTGATCATAACTCCCAAATCCTAAAACCCTCATTTGTTTACTTGTGGGTCTAGATTCCGGAATAAATTCAGACTTCTTACTATGGATCCACTGACAACCATCGTGGGCCCTCCAAGAAATATTTAGTCTCTCCATAACTTTCCTACATATGACACATGGCATTGATATAGCATCACCGTATATGTTTTGTCTTGAAACAATCAAATCACCGTGTTTCCTATGTAGCCATTCTGTGAATTGATGGGGTTTATACCCACTTTTTAAACATTCGCGATACAATCGTTTTATTAATTGTCGCTCGGCACACATGTGATTATTGCTGACAATTTCTGGGCCTTTAGACATATAACTTGTTACGGTGCAATATTTCATCGAATACAATGTACACAATTTGATTTTTTATGAACAAATGAACACTTCGGACACTCACTTAGGATTGTAATATTTCTTTTCGGTACAAGTCCTTTTGAAAAACGCTCGAGTTCCTTTACTGTATATATACCGTATTGGATCATAACATCCAGAGAAGGAAATCTCATATTTATGTATATTGTTAATTCCTTATGTATATTTAGAAGCATGGTAAAAATTTGAGTAACGCTTTTTGTGTTTTCATCACACTAGCAAAGCTATCTATGATTGGTGGAACCATACTTTTTAGAATGATTTCAAAATCACTATCCTGGTCCCCCACATCAATTTGTTCGATGATGTGATTGAGAATGGCGATGACGAGTTTTTTCTTCTGGGGTCCAGGAAGTCTTTTAAATTTTGAGACTTCAAAGACGAGGCGGGCGATGATGGGTGGGATATCTTCCTTTGATATACCATCATCGATATATTCAACCCTCAATTCTTCAACTGTTTTGATAACAGTCTTGGGTGTAATTTTTCCAGCAAACTTTTGCAAAATAGAATCCATTTCTATAATAATCTCTTATAATAATATATGAACTTTGACGAGGTCATTTCAACACTGGCATTTGGGTTAAGTTTCGTTGAAATTATAAAACAAGTTGAGACTGCTAAATTTGTTGATGTCGAAAAGAAGGGTGTTGTAATTGTGGGTTTGATTTCAAGTTGTTTATGGTTTACATATCAATATAGAAAATTGGGGACGAACGCTACTACTGTGTTTACAGGTGTTGGCATACTTGTTCAATTATATATATTGAATGAAATATTACTGAAGGAACGAAAAAAGACTTAAAGATTCGGAGTAAATGATAATTACAAAATGTCTGCCATTGCCCAACTGAAGCCCACCTATGTGAAGCGTTACGACACTAGAGCGAGTGCTGCTAAGAACTCTACGACCCGCCCGGTCCCAACGCCTTCGAAAGTTCCAAACAAGGCCGCGCGTTTCGCGGAGGTCGTCAATGGACGTGCCGCGATGCAGGGCATTCTTTGGGGTTCCCTGGATTGGATGATGTCGGGGGAGAATATCATTCAGCAGTGCGAGGATCCAATGTATGCGTTGGCCGCCACTGGTGTTGTTACGACCCTAGCTGCGGCGTCTGCCATTACCGTCAAGGGCTTCGATGAGGAGGAGTTTTGGTCCTTCACCCCCGAGGCTGAGCTTAAGAATGGTAGGTTGGCCATGCTTGGGTTTGCCACTCTATTTGGATTGAGCGCCATGTAACCTAAATATTCAATTAATTTTACTTTTTCGTCTAATGAAAATGTTCCTGCCCTGCGCATCACGTAGGCCAAGAGCATCATCAGGATGTAGACATTTACTGTGACTGGTGTCATTTAAGCAAACTTAGGTTTTTTGTAGACCAGGAAACCGCCGATCATGAGTGCGACGATGAAGGTGATTAGGCTGAGAGAGTTGTAAGCGGTGGAGACCTTCTTGTCCTCAGAGCCAGCGTTACACTTGAGGGAGTAGTTGAGGGCGATGGCGCTACCGATGATACCCATGACGGAGTACACGAGGGTGAGGACCCCAGTCAACTTGGCCTTGGAAACCATGGCGATGAAGAGGGTGAATGGGATGGCGAGGGCAATCGCGAGGGTAGCGGAGAGGAGGCGGCTGAGGTTTTGGTGAATCTTCTTATCCGCGAGTTCTGGGCAATCCGAGAATGTACCAATACCAGCGGCCGCTGTGATCATGTAGATGACAGCGAGAATGAGGGTCACGACAATAGTCATCGTGTCAATCTTAAGCTTGGATCCCTGACCAACTGGGACGACACCAGCGGCAACGGTGTTCGCCGCACCACCCGCCATAGCAGACATAGTTCCGAGAGCTCCGAGAGCAGCCATTATTTATTATACTTGTAGAAAATATTATATCCTGAGGAAGTTAAAAGGATGGAACTATTTTATCAATAATGAAAATATCATACGCCATAACAGTTTGTAATGAAGCGAAGGATTTATATTCCCTATTATCTTTTTTGAAAAAGGTCAAAGATCCCTGTGACGAAATTAATATACTCGTTGATACATTACATGTTACTAAAACTGTTAGAGATGTTCTCGAGCACTTCAAGGACAATATAGTTGTAAATGAGCGGGATTTTTGTGGTGATTTTGCAAAGCACCGCAACTTTCATTTAGAAAGGTGTTCAGGTGAATTTATATTTGTGGTTGATGCTGATGAGATGCCTCAAGAACATCTTATAAAGAGTGTGAAGGGGGTGATCATCGATACTGGTGCAGATTTAGTAATGATACCTCGTATAAATATTCAACCGGGTTCTACACAAGAATGGTTAAACAAAATGAAATTTAAAACAAATGAAGTTGGGTGGATAAACTGGCCAGATTATCAAGGTAGAATTTTCAAAAATGCACCTGGGCGTATATATTATAGTAGGGAGTTACACGAAAACATAATAGGATTTGAGAAACGTATAATTTTAAAGCCTGAACCTCATATAGCTCTATGGCACATCAAGTCTGTCGATAAACAGGACAATAGATGGGAAGATGGGAAGTATATTTCCCCTGATGGCAGTAATTTTTATGATACTTTATTATAATTATAGAAACAAGAAAGTCGTTGGATAGAGAATTCAATATCGTGAAAACCTGATATACTTAAGGATATAAAGAAAAACATAAGTAATGAAACTCGAAGACTACAAAGGGTTGGTATCCACACACACAAAACAACCTAAATCTGAAAACACTACATGGGCAGAAACATCTAAACTTTGTATGCTCTTCATAGAATTTAGATATATGGACATCTTGAAATATAATTTATGGAACATCGCCAATGTGTATGGTGGGGGTGACACTACGCTCGTGATCGTTCACAGTGGTGATAACAAGGACATCATAATGGAAACAACAAAGGGTTGGGAAAATGTAAGATATATTCAAGCTATGGAAAAAAATGACTCTGTCAAAGCGTACGATACTCTTATAACGAGTCATGACTTTTGGGACCAATTTTCAGAATTTGAACACGTGTTGACAAATACATGGGATTCTTACATATTTAAACGAATCCCTGAAAAGTTTTTTAAATATGACATAGTTGGAAGTCCTTGTGCTCACTATTATGTCACACACGGTAATCGTATTATGAACATATGTCACGAGATGTGTAAATGCCCTAGATGTTTACAAGGTGATCATATGTTTAAGGACAATAATTTTAAAGAATATCCACATAAATTCTTTCTTTTTAACGGTGGATTTTACTTACGAAATATTGAAAGTACTAAAAAACTATGTCTGCAGAAGAAACATTCGGGTGAACCAGATGACCTATATTACGCCATTTCTGATTTAACTCGACCTTCTAGAGATGAAGCTCGAGAATTTGGAGTACAGGATTTCAAATATGATGGTGTTCCGGTTGGGTGTCATCAGATCTGGCTTTGTCAAGATGAAGACTACATACGAGAACTATACACGTCCCTTTTACGCCACATATCCCCATAATCGTTAGTGCCTTTCATATCGGTATTATCCGCGCCACGCGCGTTGTTGTATTTACATTTAACGAACTTGACACCACCAAATTCCACAAATTCTTCTGACGTATGTTGTCCGATCATACACTTTTCCGGGTATGCTCGAACATAATCAATAGACGCATTCATATATGCACCTGGACCTGTTGGGTATAAACAATCGAGACCATAATGTCTCTGCTTCACATTCCAAAGGAGAAGATCTACCATTTTCTTTGAAATTGAGTGTTTCGGGACAGAACCTATGAACGCAGTGTACATACACATTTGATTTGGGGCGCAGTCTACACTCGTGTAATATTCTTTACCAACCTTTTCTAATGTTTCAACTGATTGGAGACATACCTGTCGTATATCAGAATACCAGCCACCTTCTCGGAGCATAATGAGATGTCGCATGAAATCGCATTTATACGAGTACGGTTTGAGTGATTGATACGCTTCGAGAATTTCTTCATCATAATGTTCTTTTATGTACGAAACACAATCGTCTCCAGAATACATCTTAATCTTGTATCCAGGATTCACGCGGTACCATGTCTCGAGTGCCTTTTTCATACCATCTGGTAACTCTGGGAGTTTTCCATCATCCACAATCAGAACCTTGTGTATAACTTTGGGAATCATTTACTTAAATATAATCTTATTCTTTAAAACTTAAATAATAAAATCTGTTCAAATAGTAGTAATGGATGAATGTACGGACCGATTACAATATTATTGTGACAAAATTGCTGGTGAACTCAGCAAGATTCCCCAAAACTACAAACTCATTGAACAGTATGGTCATTTAGATCAGGAAGTTTATAATATCGGTGAGGAATACAAATTAATAAAAATAAAATTGGATGAACTAGGGCACAGGGTTAATTCATCTAAGTTTGGATTAAAAATGATAGAGGTTGAAATTGAGAACATCAAACAACGAGAGTCTTCTCGTGACCAACATGGAGATCCGTATTTACCATGATTTCAAAGCCGGCATCTGTGAGGTTTTTACAGAATGAGACATCCTCCGAGCAGGTTTCCCTCAGAATTTTCCCATCTTCAGCTTCAATCTCCACGAGGGGGTAGCTAAAGTATGGATACTTCAACTTCTCTATGACCCCTCTCCGACACGCAAAGAAACCCATCCCACTGTAGGCCACCGGTATATACTTGTCGGCGGGAAGGTCTCTCATAAATTCAAAACTCCCACACTTTTTGAAGTACTCGACGTCCCATTCTTGGACGGTGGCGAAGTGAACTCTATCTTGCATTCGGTACAAACCCGAAACAACTGGATACTTCTTGGTGTCCTCGATGAGTTCAATAACCTGTTCAGGCGTGAAAATTATATCAGAATCTATGGTCAACCAAACATCATAGTTTAACGTCCCACCAAATGGCACCTGGTCGGCACCCCTTAGTACATCGAGACCTAGGGTTTTCATACGAGAGTAGGTCACGTAGCTAGAATATTCATTTGTGACCACAACTTCATATCCCTTCTTGCTCAGGGTCATTACAGTTTGAGTCCAGTTCATGAGGAACGAACCCGAGAAGCTTCTACCTGGTAGGGCTAGAACAACCTTCATTCTTTTTTAAACTCGTAAAACTTTAAGCACTTCCTTGACGGCTGGGTGCCGAACAATATCATCTTGGGACATTCTAACATGTTCGAGATATTTGAGATCAAAGAGCTGCATTTTATAGATAAGTTCGGAAAGACCATTTTCATTCGCGAGGTCGGATTGCTCCAAGTCCCCAGTGACTATGAGTCGGGTCCCTGGTCCAACCCTGGTCAATAACATTAACATTTGGTTTGGTGTGCTATTTTGCATTTCGTCGGCGATGATGAGGGTATTGTTGAACGTCCTCCCCCTCATGTACCCGAGGGGTTCAATACTAATACAGCGATCCATTTGATTATAGGTGAAATATTGTTCGAAGATGTCATACATTGGTCGTGTCCATGGTTCCATTTTTTGATTCATATCACCGGGGAGGTAGCCCATATCCTCATCGGCCGCCACAATAGGTCTCGTGAGGACAACCTTCCCACGTGGTTGCTTACGAATGTGCTCAGCTGCGGTATGACATGCGAGCATTGTCTTCCCTGAACCAGCTGGACCAGTTCCAACAATAATTGGCTTACCTGAATTGAGGGCAATCATATATTTGCATTGTCCAGCAGTCTTTGGAAGATTCATATATTATTTAAAGATTTTTTCCTTATATAATTTATATGGAGTTCCTTCTTGTAAAATTTATCCCATGTAAAACATATCTGAGTTTAGTAGATCCAAATGGTAAGTCTAGGTTTGCTTGTTTTTCTGAAAAAGATGTAGGTATTAATTGTATAAAATATGTTTCTCATTTTAAATTTAAATATGGTGTATGGCCAATACTTGACATGTCTGACAATAGAAGGAGAGTTGAGCCAAGGTTAGAAGGAATTGTTAAAACACCTAAAGAAATAGCAAAGGAATTTAAACTCGAAAAATATGACTATGATGGTATAGATAAAATGTCAATGCGTTCAAATGTTTCCTTTTACTGTATATTAGACTTCAGTACGTCGATGTTTAATGGTGAAGAAATGATTGCCATGTCTGGTCAGGAGATGGACGGTAACGCTGATGACTATATGTATAGAAAGGTTTTGAACGATGGCTTAAACATTATGTGATAATTAACAATAATGTGTGGTATCATAGCCCTTTTTGGTGAAGAAGTTGAGATATCCTCACATCTTCTTAATCATAGGGGACCCGATGATTTTAGAAGTCAGACAGTTGGTAAGTGTCGTATGGATTTTTACCGTCTCGCTATAAATGATCTTACATCAGCGGGTATGCAGCCTTTCCGTCGTGGAGATGAAATGATTGTATGTAACGGTGAAATTTACAATCATCGTGAACTACCCAAAGATTCTGAGTCGAGTAAAAGTGATTGTGAAGTTATCATGCCATTGATTAAATACCACGGAATTGAAAAAGCTTTGGAGATGATGAATGGTGATTTTGCCTTTGTTTTTACAAATGGGAAACGTATATTGGCCGCTAGGGATCCAGTTGGTGTTAGACCATTATTTTATTGTCGGTATGGACCAAACTCAATTGCATTCGCGAGTGAAGCTAAGGCTTTACTTAATTTGAAATGTAGGATTGAGATATTTCCACCAGGACATTTCTACGATTCCTATGTAAATGACTTTGTATGTTATCACAATGGGTATTGGAGAATCTATAAACATGTAGAACCATCTTTACATCCAAAACTCTGTGATGTATTCGAAAAGGCGGTTCATATACGAATTGAGAATACCGAACGCGAAATAGGGTTTCTACTCTCGGGTGGTTTAGACAGTAGTCTAATTGCGTCGATTGCTACACGGAAGTTGGGTAAGATTAAGACATTTTCGATAGGTGTAGTCGGTAGTCCCGATCTTGAAGCCGCGCGCATAGTTTCTAAATATTTGGGGACTGAACATACCGAAGTTAATTTTACACCCGAGGAAGGAATTGCGGCACTGGTGCCGGTGATTAAATCAATTGAGTCCTACGATACGACGACAATTAGGGCGAGTACACCCATGTGGTTACTTTGTAAGTACATCAAAGAGAAAACAAATTGTCGGTATATATTTTCGGGTGAAGGGAGTGACGAAATACTGGGGGGCTACCTCTATTTCCACAATGCACCAAATGTCGATGAATTCGCATGTGAAAATATGCGACGTCTTAGACTTATTCACCAATTTGATGGATTGAGGGCGGATAGGTGTGCGGGAGCTCATGGTCTCGATCTCGTTGTTCCCTTTCTTGACAAGAATTTCATTGATTGCTGTATGACTATGAATCAAACCAAAAAGATTGGTGACATTGAGAAACGTATTTTACGTGAAGCTTTTGAAGGATATCTCCCAAAGGAGATTCTTTGGAGACAGAAAGATGGTATGAGTGACGCGGTTGGAACAAATTGGGTAAACGAATTGAAGAAATACACTGAGAGATATATTGATGATGAAAAGTATAAGCACATTGTGTGGACGGTGAGTTGTTTTGGGGGACACAATGTTCCCCTAACTAAGGAGGAAGCTTTTTACAGAGAAATATTCTGGAACAACTATGGTAAGGACAGTGATCACCTAATATCCGAAATATGGCGTCCCAAATGGACTACTATTACAGATCCAAGTGCGCGCTTACTTATAGAAAAGAATCCCAAGTAATATAAATGGTGAACTTCATTAAAAATTTCGATTGTCGCGATAAAACCCATATTATATGGCTAAAAGATGTTGGATCTGCTATGGCTAAGACTACCAATGGTGAAAAGATTGATATTATGCAGATTGTAAATAATAATCCAATTCCGGGGCATCCAACCATGTCAAATCCTATGGATTGGGCATATATTCACTTTCAATTAGCTATGAAATATACAAATGCAGTTTTAAATTGTGACGCGTTCGTCCCAACCACTAAATAATTTATACTCGTCGAGTGTGAAATCCTGGTGTTCAGAATTTTCATCCATTCGAACTAGAAGAATTTTACCATTTACCTCTTCTATTTCAAATGGCTTCGGTAGTTTATTTTCATTCGTCAATGACGTCGATGATTCTGCTTTTAGGATCACGACATCTATATCAGGCCATTGACCTATAAATGTTTGGGTTCCACCGATAATGGTGAATATTTCATTTTTATGTGGTGCGATGTCTAGCTCTATTTGCTCTATATGTCCTTTTGTTTCGTGTATTAGAACAGCGAAAGTCATCTTAGTTTCTATTTATAAAAAAATATTTGTAAAATATAAATGAAAGATCTCCACATTTTCATCGCACTCGCCTTGATAATTGCTATAGTTCTTATTCAGAAGACCTCAGAGAAGTATACGAATCTAGTTTTAAACGACCAATGGAATAAGGAACGTAACCAACCCCGTGTTGTTGCAAACTTCTTCGATAATTGCTCGCCTGAAAATTTAGAGGACTGTAAGCGGAACAACAACCCCTACGAAGGACTTCCCCTCCCCTAAGTTGATTAAAAAGATGAGTAAATATATACAAAATGGAAAATCCTATGCGCAATTTCATAGTTGAAAGGATTTCAACTCTTCTCGATATTCCAGCATCAGATCCGATATGTATCAATATCGAGAAGAACATACTAAACTATGCAATAGCAGTAAATACGTGTGGTCCAACTGTATGGGAAAATAAAAATTTTACAAAAATGTATAAGAGTAAGTTTTTGTCACTTCAAAGTAACATTAAACAAAATCCCAAACTTAAAAGTGATTTGGTTGAAAAGAAAATGAAAACATTTGATTTTGTAAACATGAGACCGGAGAAGTTATGGCCCGATGGACCTTATGCCAAGGTGATGGAAGTGAGAATTCACGAAGAAATGCGGAAAGAATATTTAACAAAGGAAATGAAGAACCAAGAAGGGTTTTTTACATGTAATCGCTGTAAATCCAAAAAGACCACATACTATCAACTCCAAACACGATCTGCTGATGAACCTATGACAACATTTGTAAGTTGCCTTAACTGTGATAAAAATTGGAAATGTTGATACTGTGGAGAGAGTCTGTGAGATCTGTGGGCATATCACCAACAGAGAGAATGAAGTTGTAGGGTAAATGTTTTTTCATAAGGGTTTTAGTTTGTGCGCTAGTGAAACCTAGATAGTGATATGGGATTTGATACAATTTTAGTTGTTCCTTAGTCCAATTAATGTTTTTATTTATTCCCGGTCTCGCTGTAATAATTACAATTTTATATCCTTGACTTTTTGCGTCGTAGAGTAGTTCTATTATCGGGATATTAGGATTACCATCTGTGAAAATGAGGGTGTCATCTATATCGAACATTACAGCATCTGTTGGTAGAACTGTGCGTCCAGATATATACCTAATTCCCCAATTCTTCAGGTTTTCCATTAATAATATTAAAGATTTAAATTTTATTTTACAGAGATATGATTATCGATATTAAATGTGATGATGGAAGTATTCAAATAGCAAAAACTATTCACGAAAATGAAGATACCTATAAAGTGAAGTTTTTGGAACAAGTCAAAAGAGGATTATTCGACTTTACTCAGGAAATTGAAATTGTTGAAAAGGGATCTGTGTCAGGGTTTTATGACGTAGAACATCTGGAGGAAACTGGGTTATATATTACGACACCTAATGGTTATGAACTAATTGATGATAGCGAGGATGAAGACTATGAATGTTCAGACGAAGATGAAAATGAAGATGAAGATGATGTCTCTTTGGTTGATGAAGACACCTAAGTTAAAAAAATCTTTCAGAATCTATAAAATGGAGTATAAAGAACCCAAAAAGCGTGTAACTAAAAATGATAAAAAACAAAAGGGGCAAATATATTCACAAAAACATGTTAGAAATATACTTAAACAAAAGGAAGCTACTATGAGTAAGAAGAACGATGGCGCCGTACATACCCCCGAACACTCACTACTCACAAATGGACGTGTCTCAGTATGATCAAAATCACCTGTTTGCTTTTATCGGTAAGACGGGAAGAAGATTTTACTGGTTGACCAAAACATTGGGTTTAGATTACATTTGGTATGATGGAAAAAGAAAAGTGATTGAGATCTGGGGTCCGTATTATACACATGTAGATAATCAATCGGAACATATAATTAGATGTGAACTAGAACATTTTATTGCACCTAAGTTGGAAAAAAATATCGTAAAACAACAAGATGGTTCCACATCAGAGACCGTTACCGCGTGTTAAATATGCTCCAAAACCATTTGATATTAAGGATATAGCCCCGGGTAGTGTTGTGTATAATATCATTTACCCTGTACATACACCTGTTACGAAATGTCCAAAACGACCTATATACAAAGCGGACGATTATTTTAGACTTTTAGAAAAAAATAATAAACAAATGGGTATTCCGTATGTGAAACCAGATATACCAGACCCTATTATTGTTGAAAAAAACAAACCTCCAATAGAACCTACATTGGAATATTTAGATAGTGTTCAGGTTATTTTGAAAGTTTTAAAAAGTGGGATTATTCGTGTTAAAATTAATTCTGCAATTGCGTCTCTATATGAAAAGGATAAGAAGCCTGGTATAAAATCCATCTTACAAGTATTTAAAAGTCATGGATTCAGTCAACATTTTTTAGATGATATAAAAAGAAAATATGACAGACGAGTCATTTTCGGTGAAAAGGTTCCTAGAATATTGGATAAAATTTTCAACAAGGAACCGGTTAAGAAGGTGAAAAAAATAAAAATTGTGAAACCAGTCCTAGAAGAAGAAATAGAAATAGAACCCGATCCAGAAGAGGAAGAAGAAGAAGAAGATGTAGTTCCAATTGAAGAGGGGGGGATGGACATTGAAGTAGAGGTAGATGAAGAACAACCAGAAGAAGACTATCTATCGGATGTAGAAGAATAAAATGTTTTGTAATTATAAATGGATAGACGTATCATATTTATATTGGTCTCAATCATCACACTCACACTATTAGTTATACTTCGTCGTCAAAACCGAGAAACGTATGCACCCGGGGTTGGGGTTGGAGTTGATAATAAACTCTTAATCGAAAAATATATCAAAGATAATGGTAAGGTTTTATCGGAAAAACCACATCTAATTTACGGTCTGTTTAAGCAAATCACAGGAGACGACAAAATTTTAAATAACGTTATAACTCTCGCGAAGAAAAATGATGTGACGAAACTTTTAGAAATTTTGGGGACTATATAAAAAAAATATAAGTAAAATATAATGACGGACCCATGCGAAGCCTCTGATTATTTTCCACTCGTCGCGGCCAAAGCGGGTGGTGCCCTACATGATAAATGTTTGTTTGGTATTCACGATGTCACAAATCGATGTGACGAAATTGATGGTGGGCAGGATGGAGTTGTATACCGAGATTATGCCAAACATTTTTGTTGTCGAACACCGGATCACGAATTCTGTGAATGTTACAACACGACGAGGGAAGATGGGAAATTTTGTGGATATGCAGCATTTGAGAACTGGAATGGATGCAGTAAAGTAAATGCGAGATATAAAGAACTTAAGGAGAGTCTCCCAGAGGCTTATACCGCCCACCTTACCCCAGATGACAAAAAATGTCTTGCACAGGTATGTGTGGGTGATAATGCTTCTAAATATTTACCTCGGGAAATTTTAAATGACTGTAAAGATCTTCAGATATGTTCGATAGATGTGGAAATTCTTGGTACTATGACTAATTCAGAAATTAAAGCTGATTGTAATAATTATCAGAACGATGTGAATACTGCTTCTGAAGAAGCAATGGCTTTACTTGCTCAGTTACAACAAGAAATACAAGATATAAAAGACCGACTTGACAGTCCAGATGCGTCTGATGCAGACATTGTAGATCAACTCGATACAACAAATGCAGAAAAGAATAATTCGACACCTGTAATTGTATCAAGTATTGCGTCTATACTTGTAGTGTTAGTTTTAGTGTTGTTTATGAACCGCCGCAGTCTTCCTAAGTGAGGGTGAATAGTTAGAAAATTAACAACATGAACATATTCTTTCTATCTCTCAATCCCGATGAGATTGCACATATGTCTTGTGACCAACATGTAGTCAAGATCCAATTGGAAATATGCCAGATGCTCTACACAGCTTGGTATTTCTCCAATGAGGAAGACTTTATCCACGCACACGCACCCCTCACCAAGGACGGAACCCGTCGTGGATACCGCCCCGCGCACCGAAAACACCCCATGACTATGTGGGTTGGTTCAAGTCTCGAAAACTATATGTATGCATGTAAGATTGGAATCTCTTTGACTCTCGAGTACACGCGTAGATATGGTAAGGTTCATACTTGTGCTAGACATTTACTATGGTTATGGGACAACCACCCACAACACTTTGAGGAGCGGCGAAGTGAGACTGCATACTATTCACAAGAAGGTGTCCCCGAATGTATGCCCGAAGAGTACAGGTGTCCTAGTGTTGTAGAAGCGTACCAGATGTACTACATGGTTGAAAAGTTTTCCTTTGCCCGGTACAAGAACATGACTTCGGGTCTTTCTATGGGATCGTCGTATCCCAAATCTTTTAGAAATATATGTTCCTCCATGGATTCCTTAAAATCGTGAAGTTCGATGAGAATTGTGGGCATATGTTTTTTAATAGTCTCCCTAGCACCTTCTAGAACTTGTAGTTCATGACCCTCCACGTCAATTTTAATAAAAGATGTGACACCAGAGTATACATCATCTAGTTTTTCACAAGTAACTTCTAACGAATCCCCTCTCCAATCCTCGAGTAATGTAAAACCCGTCCCCCCATAATTGATGTGTGTATTTGATTGACATCCTCGATTGGGAATGAAAATCTCACTTATCTTATTTTCATTTGAAAGAGCGTATGGAAAAACTTCAACTTTGTTTCTCAATACATTATTCTTAATGTTGAGACCTACAATGTGGTGGTACACTGGTTCGAAAGAGTATACTGGACCATAATCAGAGAACATAAGAGTATTGTATCCAATGTTTGCACCAATATCAATAATATCTGTATCCTTTTTGTGGAACAAACGTACATCTTGTCGCATCCACCCATCCCATTCAAAACCGCGTGAAATAGTTTTCGTAATATATTCGTCATTCTTTATTACAAAAATATTATACACACCATTAGTTACTTCGATAACATCAAAATTCATTATATAATTTTAATTTTATTGCTTTAAGTTAATGAACACCTGTCCACATCAAAAGGTCTTAATTCGGTGTCCTATTTGTAACGGTGGTCGATTGTGTATACATGGATTGATTCGTAGTATGTGTTCTGTATGCATCAATTCACAAATATGTAAACATCAAAAACGTTTGGTGAGGTGTGCAATTTGTTTTCCCAGTAAATGATATAATGATCACTGCGACAACATTTTTCAATCATCCCAATGTAAAGGGTGTAATTGAATTTGAAGAGAAAGGTGGAAAAGTTTTAATCAAGGGAACATTGAAATCAAATAAATATCGAAACAGTGTACATGGTATTCATATCCATGAAGCTGGTGACCTCACAGATGGGTGTTTAGGTGCGTGTGGACATTTCAACCCGTATGGTAAAAACCACGGTGGTCCAAATTCTAAAGAGAGGCATGTTGGTGACCTTGGAAACATTCATTTTGACTCTAAGGGTGTGGCTAAATTCAGACTGGTCGATAGTCTGGTAAAGTTGAGGGGGACTAAAGCAAATGTGATTGGAAGGTCCCTCGTCATACACCAAGATCCGGACGATTTGGGTGTGGGTGGACATTCTGATAGTTTAACAACAGGGCATGCGGGTAAAAGAATAACGTGTGCTGTTATTGGCTATTCTAAAAAAATGTGTATATAGCAAGATGTTCAGCATCGGGAAAAGTTTTACATCTCCTCCCGTTAAGATCACAAAAGAGCGTAAACCTGAATATCAACCCAAGACATATAGTCAGTTTATACAGAGTGTAAAGGACAAGGAACTCCCCGTAGTTATTGTAAAACCTAACAAGAATATAGCTCAATTTTATGAGGAGAATGGTGATTATGGGGATGTCCAGATTGTTCAGAATGAAAAACTTTGGGAAGTTCTTATGGAAAGTGACAGTGATGTGATCGTGGATGTCTCACAACCTGTATCTGTGATTGATAGCATTCTTATATTTTTCTTCGTCGCCTACATTTTTACTTTGGCTCGAACATTCTTTTCGGGGGGTGGTGGAATGCCCAACCCCTTCCTCGGGTCTACGGATTTCAATATGGAAGAGGAGGTCACCACCCGCTTTGAGGACGTCGAGGGAATTGACTCGGCCAAGGAGGAACTTGAGGAGATTGTAGACTTCCTCAAGCAACCCGAAAAGTACTACGGAAGTGGTGCTCGAATCCCCCGGGGTGCCCTTCTCGCGGGTGCTCCAGGGACGGGGAAGACCCTACTAGCCCGTGCCATCGCGGGTGAATCAAACGTCCCCTTTATCCAGTGCTCCGCCGCCACATTCATAGAGATGTTTGTTGGTGTTGGAGCTAAGCGTGTCCGTGAACTCTTCGAACAGGCGAGGGAGAATCAACCGTGCATCATATTTATTGATGAGATTGACGCGGTTGGGAAGCAACGCGGTGGTACGGCCACACCTGGAAATGACGAGAGAGAGCAGACCATAAACCAACTCCTTACAGAGATGGATGGCTTCGATAACGAGACTGGTATCGTTGTGATTGCTGCTACAAATAGGATTGATATATTGGATGAAGCCCTTCTCCGCCCGGGGCGTTTCGATCGTAAGATACAGGTCTCCCTCCCAAGTGTGAGAGGTCGTGAGAAGATATTGGGTGTCCATGCGAGGGACAAGACCTTGTCTGAAGATGTAGAGTTGTCTAAGATCGCCAAGCAAACAACTGGTTTCTCTGGGGCAGACCTGGCGAACCTCCTAAACGAATGTGCCATTAAGGCTGTCAAAGATGCGGGTGGAACTATCAACAATGAAATCATCGAGGATGTTTACCAGAGAATTGTGGTGGGGGCCAAGGGGGACGTAAAGTTTTCGATGCAAAAAAAGGAACTCGTGGCCTACCATGAGGCTGGACACGCCATAGTTGGTGTCATCGCACCCGATTATGATACTGTGCGTAAGGTGTCTATAATGCCCCGTGGAGCGGCTGGTGGTGTGACTTTCTTCCAACCTTCAGAGGAGAATGCGGAGTCTGCGATGTACACTAGGGAGTACCTCCTCTCACAAATTCGGGTTGCCTTGGGTGGTCGTGCCGCGGAGGAGGTTGTGTATGGTAGGGAGAAGGTTACCACGGGGGCGTCATCGGATTACGCGATGGTATACCAGATTGCCCGCGAGATGTTGACGACGTATGGTTTTGGTACACATAAATTCGACTACACCCAAATGTCACCGGAGGCTACATACCTGGTGGACATGGAAATCAATGACCTCGTGGAGAAGTGTTACGATGATACAGTCTCCATGATATTGGATCACAGGGAGGAACTTGAACAATTGAAGGACAAACTCATCGAAGAGGAGATCGTCGATGGGCAATGGGTCTATGAACTGATGTTTCGACTTTGATTAAGAGTTTTTGCTGGACGTACGCCTGGGAGAGGTACGTGTGTTATTTAGATTGACAATTCGGTTGGAAGTGGGTACGGGGGTGTTGGCCGTAGCCGTGGGGGAAGCGTAGAGCATATTGAAAATTTTTACAACTACACCCTTAGTCATGGGAATACCCTTAGACATCATACCAGTCACCATCTTGACGGTACCAGATATGACCGCTACGGAGGTCATGGGACCCGCCATGATGGCGATCATAGTCATAACAAAAGCGTAGGGACCGAGGAACTTGGCGGTATTCTTCATACCACCAGTCATCACACGAGTGGTCTCTCCCACGTTCTCAGCACCCTTGGCGACAGTTTCAGTTCCAGCGGCCATAGTCCTCTTCACATTCGTGGAAGTTTTGGAGATGACGTTAAGGGCATTCTCACTCACACCCGTGACGGACGCAACAGTCTTAAAGGGGAGGTTCATGACCTGGCGAAACGCATTAGAAGCGGCCGCCTTGGACGCGATATTCTTGGCATTCTTATTGACGAGACGAGCACGGTTGAGTTCTTTAAGGGTCATGGAATTCGCCTTGCTGTTAATTTCGAATGCGAGTTCGCGGAGGTTGGTGAGAGCCGCCTTTTGTTGAAGATTAATCTTCATATTATCAAGAGCAAACCTCTGATCGATAGCCCTCGCGTTACGGTTGTATTTCATGCGTTGCTGTTTAATACCTAGGGCGAGGGTGGGTGCACTCATCGCTAGAAGAGTTGAGGTTATGACCGCAACAAAAATAGCAAGTTTCTTACCGGTAAAACCAGCCTTCTTTCCGGACATGCGAATAGACGACTCGGCGTTAGTTTCTAAATTGCTCATACTGGATGGACCACTGACAGAACCCACAGATTCAGCGGCTGACATTTAATATTACTGTATAAAAAAATGTCAGGTCATAGTAGATATGCAACGGAACGCGTGCTCTGTTTCAGACGATGGAAATATTTTCCAGGATCTGTCAGCTTTTGATGTTCCACTGAATGCTGAAAGTAGAAAACAGTCACCGGGTTCAAAAACCTTTGATATAGCATTTCTGGCTGATGTAATCGAAGCGTTAAAATCAGATTGTCTCACCTTTCACAAACAGTGTAAATCCCAGTATCCTGTCGTTGGGGGGTCTTCATGGAAGAATATAATCACATCTCTCGATCAAGAAAATCGCATGAGTTTGGCTCACGTTTTGGAACAGTCAGGTGTACCTACCCTTTTCAACACACCGAGATTGTGTGATCCTGGTATGCTCGTGTCTAAAAATTGGAGCCTTCGAAATTATATCGAAACACGTTTGATTGATTTTAAGTATACGTACAATCTTGGAAAGAATGTAAAGACGAAGACTAACCAAGAATGTTATCCACGAGTTGTATTGGACTTTAGGCCATTTGTGTATAAACTAATATTACCAAATCCTAAAGCAAACCAGTCAGATGATGTCATTTACGTGACGGAGTGGATTGATGTTAAAGGTGGGGTTCGGAAGGATCTGGGATATAATCCACGCATCGCGTTGTCTAAGAGACAGTTAGCCATCAATACTCCACATGACACGAAGACCATTTTCAAAGAAATGATCAAAGAGGCTATGGGAATGAAATTTGGGTCCAAGATAACGAACACGAGGAACATCAGTCAAAATGGAACTGGTATGAATTCTAATCAATATATCGAGAGTTTCATAGCATTCCTCAAGAAAGTTGACGACATAAGGTTCATGGAAGACCTAGGAAAAAATGGAAATGTACAGGAACTGAAATTGACGGATGATGTACTGGCTGTTCTTTATTACGACATGCTTCACGATTCTTTGTTTTCTAAGAATAATCTTCCATTCTCAGTACCCACAACAACCAAGGATATGAAGGGTGCCACGGTGACGGTGAGAACGAATGAGTTTCGGAAGAAAATCCCTCCTAAATTTAGAACAGGTAGTAAAACATACACTTTCAAATCAAAATTTAAGGATGAATTCAAAAGATTGGAGGGGAATGTTACGTACAATGGATTAGTGGGTAAGACAATCGTGCAAACTTCAATCAAAACAAATGGACCGTGGTTGATTTTGAAGCCCGCATCATTACCGGGTGTGATCCCAGCACTCTTCAAAACACTCGGTGATCTTTCTCAATACGTGTATGCGGCTCAATATAATACAGTCGTGGCGACCGGTGATAGAATGGGTGTCGGTGCTGGTCTTTACATAAACGCGAAGGGGAACAGAAAGGTCAAATGTATGATCGAGGATGCAGCCACGGGATTTGTCATCTACAGTGGATTTTCCACTCTGAATTTCAGAGGTAGAAGTTCATGTAATGTTCAATTAAACAATAGTCAGGCATGCTTACGAACCACCAATGTTAATTCGAAGACGGTTGCCAATCGATTACGAGAGGCGGCACCAGACCAAGAACTTCTCCAAAAAATGATACGCAACAAACCAAAATTACCTCCAGGTCTCAGGGGACTTCCCAACCAGTGGATAAGTTCTGCGAATGCGACAAATACCACCACTGCAAATACTATCGTAAATTCAATCATCAAATTTAAAGACTATTGGAGTGAAGACGATGCGAACAAACTTGTAAATGCTTATTCTAGACTGAAAAATAAGATAAGTACTCCAAAAAGAGCGGGTATAGAAACTGTAATTAATAGCGTTTTACCAGAAGGTAGAAAATTGCGCATTACCCGTGAAGGAGGGGTCCGCGTAGTAAATAATGGGAGGCCTGGCAACGACTCGAACGTGAAACGGAGTCCCACCAATGGTATGAATGTGAATCGGAGTTCCACCAATGGTGTGAAACAGAATCTACGAGTATATCTAAGCAATACCAATAAGTTTACACGATTAACGACTATAAACAAGAATAATTTTTTAGCACAGCTCAATCGCAATGGTTCAAACTTGAACATGATAAAAAAGAGTGCCACAAACTTGCAAAATAGGAGGGAGCTCAACGCTTACTTGAATACGAATCAACTCAGTGATGAAAGAAAGAACTATATTAAATCCCTATT